TTAAATAATATTTTCCACTATTTGCTTTTACAATATATATTTTATCATAATTATTATTTGACAAATTTGGAGTATTATTTGATGTATTTGTTGTATTTGATGTATTTGATGTATTTGATGTATTTGATATATTATTTGATGTATTATTTGTTGTATCATTTGAAGTATTTGATGTATTATTTAAAGTACTTGATATATAATTTGAAGTACTTGATGTATCATTTGAAGTATTATTTGAAGATTGATAATTATAGTTATAACTCATTATATATTACATTAAAAATAAATTTTTATATCAAATAAAAATTTAAAAAAATGATTTTTTTTTATAATATATTAAATATGGTAAAAAAAAATAAAAAAACCAAAACTGAAGAAAAAAAAGAAAAAGAAAATCTAATAATTAAAGAAGATTTATGTTGTGGAAACAAAATTACTCATTGTCATCCAATGATTGGAACTTGTTGTAGTGATTGTTTTTATCAATATAATAGTAATCTATAATATATAATAATTTTGTAAATGATTTAAAGATTTTTTTTTAATAAATTAATAAGGCGGATTTGTCTCAACGTCTTTTAAGATAATTTTTAAATAAGTTATTAAAGAGAAATATATAAGATTAATACATTATAATAATATATAGAATAGTATTACACATTCAAATCTTATTTATTTTTTTTTATTTTTTTATTTAAATTATTATATTAATTATTTAAAAGTGATAATTTTATTATAATGATATTATGTGTGGTATTACAGGTATTATTTCAGATTCAAATATAAATTTGTTATTATATGAAAGTTTATTTCATCTACAACATAGAGGACAAAGTTCAACAGGTTTTACAATAATAAATAATAATAATAATATTATTTCTACTAAAGAATTTGAGTTTAAAAAAATTAAAAATATGAATAATTTAGAAGGTAATATAGGTATTGGACATGTTAGATACAAAACATCAGGAAATCTTTCTATTAATGAAATTCAACCTTTTATAATTGATAATATTGCTTTATGTCATAATGGTAATATTTCAAATTATGAAAAACTATATAATGAATATAAAGATTATATTGAAATTAATTCAAAATCTGATTCAGAATTATTTTTAAAGATATTTAATTATGAGTTAAATATTTTAAATTGTAAAATTTTAAATGATAGTCTAATAGTTAATACTATTAAAAAAATATCCGATAAATGTAATGGAGCTTATAGTATAATTATTATGATAAAAAATTATGGTTTAATTTGTTTTAAAGATCCATATGGTATTCGTCCACTTATATATGGTAAAAGAAATAATTCCTATGTAATTAGTTCTGAAAGTTGTTCTATAAAAAATATTGATTTTGATTTAATTGGTGATATTAAAGGTGGTGAAATAATTATTTTTAAAAATGATATTTCTATTAGTAAATATATATATTCAATAAAAATACAAAAACCATGTTTATTTGAATGGATTTATATTGCAAGAGATGATTCTATTATAAATAATGTATCAGTTTATGAATCAAGATTAAAAATGGGTGAATATCTTGCTAAAAAAATTAAATTTGAAATAAATATAGATGATATTGATTTTATTATACCAATTCCAGACACAAGCAGACCTTCTGCATTAAAAATATCTGAAATACTTAATATTCCTTATAGAGAAGGTATTATAAAAAATAGATATATTGGAAGAACATTTATTATGGATAATCAAAACGATAGAAAAAAAAATTTAAAAAGAAAATTAAATGTAATTGAAAAATATATTTCTAATAAAAATATTATATTAGTTGATGATTCTATTGTTAGAGGTAATACTATTAAACATATAATTAATTTATTATATAAAAATAATGTAAAAAATATTACTGTTGTTTCTTGTGCTCCTATTATTAGATATCAAAATTTTTATGGTATTGACATTCCAACAAAAAATGAACTTATTTCAAATAATATGTCATTAAATGAAATAGAAAAAAAATTAAATATTAAAAAAATAATATATTTATCTATTGAAGAAATATGTAAATCAATTACTGATTTAAATGCTAATATAAAAGATTTTGAATTATCTGTTTTTAATGGTAAATATATTAATTAAATAAATTAACTACTTAAAGATTATATTTTATTATATTGTAATATGCTAACAGCTATAAAATATAAAATTCATTTTAGTGCATATTGATTTTGTCGATTTCGTATAGTGGTTAGTACTTCACGTTGTGGCCGTGACAACCTGGGCTCAAATCCCAGAATCGACATTATAATCCACGATAGCTCAGTTGGGAGAGCGTCAGACTGAAGATCTGAAGGTCGAGTGTTCAATCCACTCTCGTGGCAATTATTATAATAATATATAACTACTTAAAGTTAAAATAATATATTAATATGTAAAATAATATATTAATATGTAAAATAGTAAAATGATTTATTAAAATAAATTATATATATTATATTATTATATATAACTACTTAAAGTTAAAATAATATATTAATATGTAAAATAGTAAAATGATTTATTAAAAATAAATTATATATATTATATTATTATATATAACTACTTAAAGTTAAAATAATATATTAGTATGTAAATCATCTAACAGCTATTCAAACATTCACTTATTAGAATAAAAACGATGATTGTTGAAATCCATTTTATATAATTAATAAACTAACAGCTATAATTATATTTAAAATTAAATGTTTATTGAATTAAGCTCCTATAGCTCAGTTGGTAGAGCGTCGTACTTATAATGCGAAGGTCGGCAGATCAAGACTGCCTGGGAGCACCATTCCAATATGGTCTAGTGGTTTAGGATTTCACGCTTTCACCGTGAAGGCCCGGGTTCAATTCCCGGTGTTGGAACATTTAGATATCTAACAGCTATTCACACATTCACTTATTAGAATTAAAATGATATCTGTTATTAGCTAACTTGCCCGAGTGGTCTAAGGGGGTAGACTTAAGATCTACTAGCTTCGGCTGCGTGAGTTCGAACCTCACAGTTAGCACAATTAATCATCTTACAGCTATTTAAGCCTTAATAGTAAATGTTTTGTATATTTCATTTCAAAAAATATTCAAAGATGATTGAAGTTCCTCGTTAGCTCAGTTGGTAGAGCGCTCGGCTGTTAACCGATAGGTCATTGGTTCGAACCCAATACGAGGAGTCCATTTTTTTTTTATTTTTAAAAAAAATACTTTAACATAAGTAACAATTATTATTTCTGTTATCTTTATTATTTTTAATAATTTCTTTTTTTAATTCTCTATTTTCTTTATGTAATTCTCTATTTTTTTTTCTTAATTCCTTATTTGAATTTAATATAATAGTATATTGATTTTTATAACGTAAATCATCTGAATTAAACATTTATATATTATTATTACAATATAAAATTAAATAATTTTAATATTTTCAATATTAATAACATTACGTTCTATATTATAATATAAGTTATATAATGTATTACTATCTACTTCATTTATATTATCTATAATTATATTATTAAATTTTGTATCATAAGGAGTATATTTATCATTTGTTAAATTTTCAATAATTTCAGAACTAACATATTCACATTTACTACCATTAGATGTTAGAATCGGAACAAAATTTTTATTATAAATCATATTATTATAATCTTTAAAGTTAGTAAATTTATATTTATTATTATAAGTCATATTCCAATTTTTAGTTATTCCTTGTGATAATAATAATTCAATCATTTTTGTATAATCTCCTTTATTATTAAAATATATAGCATTATGTAAAGGATGCCAATTATCAACAATAGTTCCTATATTTAAATTTAAATTAGAAAATTGTTCTATTAAACATTTCATAATATCTAATTTATTATTTCTAACTAATAAATGTATAATAGAACGTCCAGGACTTTTTCCTTTGTATTGATTAAAATTTTTTGATGATAAATATAAAATTTGTTCTTTACTTAAATTATTATCTTTAAAAACTTTATTTGATATAACATAATATATTTTATTTAATTTATTTTTACTATAAGTTTTAAAATAATTTATTATAGTAATATAATTTTCTAAGCAAAATTTTCTAATTTTTTTATTTACAAAATATATTTTTGATATATCAAAATTATTTTTATTTAACTGATCAAATATCATACAAAATATATGTTCATTAATTATATTGAAAAATTGAATAGAAGCAATAGGTTTTATTTTATTATTATTTCTTGTAATTTGTGCTTTTGTAGAAATTATTCTTCTTTTATTTTTTTTTATGTTATTTTTTATATAGTTTATTTTTTCTTCTATTTTTTCATTTTTCTTTTTTTGATATTCAATAATTTTATTAATATTATTATTATTTTTTAATTTTTTAATAATTAATTTACTTTTTATTTGTTTATTACTTAATTTTTTAATTAATAATTCATAATATTCATTTTCTTCATTAAGTTCTTTTTGCTTTTCTTTTTGTAATACAATATTGTCTTTAAACTTATTCAAATTTTGTTGTTCAATTTCTGAATATATATCCATTATTATTTGTAATAATACAAATAAATCATTTTAATATATATTATAAAATACTTAAAAACATAATTAGTATAATAAATTATAAAATATGAGTAACGTAACTCAAGATAATAGTGATGAAAATACACAAAAGCAACATATGAGCGTTTGTATTACTGGACATGTTGATTCAGGAAAATCAACAACAACAGGTCATTTAATATTTAAATTAGGAGGTATTGATAAAAGAGAAATGGCTAAATTACAAGAAGAAGCTGATAATCAAGGTAAATCATCTTTTGCTTTTGCTTATTATATGGATAAATGTAAAGAAGAAAGAGAACGTGGTGTAACTATTCAATATACAACAAAAAATTTCTTTACAGAATCTAAATATTATACTATAGTTGATTGCCCTGGACACAAAGATTTTGTAAAGAATATGATTCGTGGAGCAAGTCAAGCTGATGTAGCAGTTCTTATGTTACCTGCTGCTGCTGGTGGTTTTGAAATTGCTATACAAAAAGGAGATAGAAAAAAACAACTTATTGAAGGTCAAACAAGACAACATGCTAGATTATTATCACTATTAGGTGTTAATCAATTAATTGTTGGTGTAAATAAAATGGATGATCCTTCTGTAAATTGGAGTGAAACAAGATATAATGAAATTAGAGATGAAATGCAAAAAATGTTAAAAGAATGTGGTTTTGCTCCTAAAAAAGTTCCTATTATTCCAATTTCAGGTTATCTTGGTGATAATTTAATTGAACCAACAGATAAAATGCCATGGTGGAAAGGTTGGACTGCTAATCAATCTAAAGAAAAAAGTGTATCAGGTGTTACATTATATGATGCATTAGATAAATTTGCTTATGTACCAAAAAGAAAACCTGATGGTGCTTTTAGAATGCCTATTAGTGGAACTTGTAAAATTCCAGGAATTGGAATTGTATTAACAGGAAGAATTGAACAAGGTACAATTAGAAAAGATGATGTTGTTGGAGTTGCTCCTCGTGGAATTACAGGTTGTCGTGTATTTTCTATTGAAATGCATCATAAAACACATCCTGAAGCAGGACCAGGTGATAATGTTGGATTAAATATTAAAGGTTTAGAAAAATATAAATTAAATATGCCTAAAGAAGGTGATATTTTATATATTGAAAAACAAAATCAATTAAAAGAAGTTAAATCTTTTAAAGCATATGTTATGGTACAAGATCATCCAGGACAATTAAATGCTGCAAAAGATGGTAAAAAAGGATATACACCTCTTATTCATGTTAGAACTTCAAAATCTGCTTGTAAAATGATGAAAATTAATTGGAAAAAAGGTAAAAAAACTGGTGGAGTAGAAGTTCAAGATCCACCTTTTCTTGAAAAAAATGAAGAAGCAGAGGTTATTTTTGAACCACAAATGCCTTTATTCCTTGAAAAATTTGAAGAATGTGAAGGTTTAGGACGTATTGCAGCTATGGATAGTAATAATTTAGTTATGTTAGGTAAAGTATTAGATGTAGAATATAAAGATTAATTATAATTAAATTATATTTAAAATGATTTTTTTTTATTTTTTTATAAAAAATGACACAAATTTTATGTCAAATTCCACAATTTAAAAATCCTATGGAAGTACGTATATGGTTTAAAAAACATATACACTTATGTTCTAAATGTCAATTAGAAAATCTTACAAGAAAAATAAAAGAACGACAAAATTTAAAAAATAAAAATGAAGAATTAAATTTATATAAAATTAAAAAAGAAATTTTAGATTTAGAATTAGAAGAATATTTTATTTCATCTACAATAAATTCACCTGAATCTGTTAAATCGTGTGAATCTATGTCAAATAATTTTGATTCTCCAATATCTACAAAAGGAATATCTGAAGGTTTTGAATTAATTGATTTTAAAAATTTTGATATAAATAATGAATTTATTTCATAAATATTGAAAAAATTATATAAATTTTTTTTTTAAATTAAATAATTAATTTTAAAATTAGTTTATTATAGTATAATATATATAATGGTTAATTTTAATATTACAAATCTAAATTCAACACAGTTGAATAATCCTACACATTATTTTAATGATAATTATGATTTTAATATACTTGGTAACAGTACTTTTCATAATAATATTAATATTATTAATAATGGAAGAATTGGTATTGGTACAAATTTACCAACATGTTCTCTCGATGTTCGTGGTGATGCTATTCAATTACCTATATCTAATAGTAATAACGGTGGTCTTGGTATGATAAGATATAATAATGAAATACAAGTACATAATGGTAGTGATTGGCAATCTTTATCAATACAAACAACAGATAATTCTGGTGGTTCTGGTGGTTATGAAAATAAAATTATAAATAGTAATTCAAAAATTGAAATTGATACTAATGGTAATATAGAAATTGAAACACAACATAATAATGAAATTATTAAAAATATTATTAAAAATGATGGTAAAATCGGTATTGGAACAAATAATCCAATTTGTATTTTAGATATATATGGTGATGCTATTAAATTACCAATATCAAATACTTTAAATGATGAAAATGGTAGTACAGGTATGTTAAGATACAATAATGATAAAATTGAAGTACATAATGGTTCAACATGGGGAACAATACAAAGCGGTGCATCTAATAGTGAATCTTTGATTAAAAAAAATAATTCATCTATTGAAGTATTAGATACTGGTGATATAAAAATAGAAACACAACATAATAATGAAATTATTAAAAATATTATTAAAAATGATGGTAAAATTGGTATTGGAACTGATAATCCTAGTTGTATTTTAGATATTCATGGTGATGCTATAAAAATACCTAATTCAAATGTTTTCAATGGAAGTCCTAATGTTGGTATGTTAAGATATAATACAAGTAATAATTTATTTCAAGGATATAGTAATTTAGGTTGGATATCATTTGGAACATCTGATAATTCAAATAATAATGATAATGATGGTACTACTTCTGTTCAAAATACTTATGTATATTATACATCACCACCATTTATTTGTACTAATCTTGACAATACAGATTCACATCAAGATATGAATTTAGCATACCAAAATTTAAATACATCAATAACAGAATACATTGTTCCACAATCAATTACTATAACTAATTTAACTTTAATTTCCAATTCAAATAAAGAATGTGATATTATTATTAAAAATTCAAGTACAAATAATAATACTCAAATGCAAATATCTTTGGATAAAAATAATAGTAATATTCAATTATCGACAAATATTAATTATTTAAAAAATGAAATTATGAAAGTTCAAATTAAAAATAATAGTGATAATCCTGATGATGGAGAAGTTATTGTAATTTTAAATGGATATTATTCAGATTTAGATAATGATTCTAACTCTAATTCTAATTCTAATTCTAGTATTATATATAATGTAATAGCAAATAGTCAAAAATATTATTTAAATAATGAAGAAAAACCTATAATATATTTATTAAAAGGTTTTACATATATTTTTGATTTAAGTGATAGTTCTACAAAAGATCATCCATTTTATATAACAACAGGTAATCCAGGTGGACAAAATGCAATAAATAATAAATATGATATTGGTGTTGTAACTAATGGAAATCATCAAGGAACAAGTGTACAAACTGTTACTTTTACAGTACCAAGTGATGCTCCAAATAATTTATATTATCATTGTGGAATACATGCAAATATGGGTAATAAAATAAATATTATTGATACTTTTATTGATAATTTAAATATTAATAAACAAAATACAATTAATACAGATAATAAAATAGATGGTAATTTTATAACTGATAATTCAATAACAACAGCTATCAAACTTAATCAAAATTCAGGTCTCGAAATTGATAATGATGGTTTAAAAATTTCTGATATATTTATTAATAATTTAAATGATAAACAAGATACAATTAATACAGTTAATAAAATAGATGGTAATCTTATAACTGATAATTCAATAACAACAGCTATAAAACTTAATCAAAATTCAGGTCTTGAAATTAATAATGATGGTTTAAAACTAAGTAATGAATTTATTGTACCTTCAGGTTCTGAAAATCTTGTACCTGGTCAATTAAGATATAGTGAAAATAATGGTTTTGAAGGATATCATGATAATGCTTGGGGAGCTATTGCAGGTGTTGGTAGTAGTAGTGGTAGTGGTAGTAGTAGTGATATAGTAGCAGGAACTAATATTACTATTGAAGATGTTGGTAATTCAAAAAGAATTAGTACTATTGCTCAAGTACCAGTAAATAATAAATTATTTTGGACTTCACCTGCTTTTGTTAATAATTCTGTAACTGATATTGTTAGTACTATGTATTTAGCATATTCAAATTTATCGACACCAATAGATTATTATATTGTTCCTGAAAATATAACTATTACACATATTATGTTATTGCAATCAGAAGATACTACTAATTCTCAATATACAATTGAATTATTTAAAGATGATGAAACAACTACAATTAGTTTAACTACTAATGACAAATCAATATTACAAGAGTTATCTGATTCATTAACTAAAAATATGAAATTAAGAATAAAAATAAGTAATAATAATAATACTATTAATAATGAAGAAGTTATTGTTATGTTAAAAGGTAATTATGAAAATTATGGTTATTTATCAACAAATATTAATGTAATTGATAATGGTAATGTTGGTATTGGAACAGATAGTCCAAGTACAAAATTAGATGTTAGTGGTGATGTTACAGCAACTAAATTTAAAGGTGATTTAGAAGGTAATGCTGCAACTGCTAGTGAAGCAAAATCAGGAAGTACTTTGGCAAGCAATATTGATAATTTAGCACCAAAACAAAATGCTATAATGACAGGAACATTTGCAGTAAATACTAATCAATTATATGTTAAATCTGATGGTAATGTTGGTATTGGAAATAGTGCTCCAAGTACAAAATTAGATGTTAGTGGTGATGTTAAAATATCAGGTAATGTTACAGCAACTAATTTTGAAAGTACAGGAACAGGAGCGATAATTTTACCATCTGGTACAACAGAACAAAGACCTACAGGTGCTAATGGTATGTTTAGATTTAATACTACAGATAATCAATTTGAAGGATTTAGTAATAGTAAATGGGGAGCAATTGTTGGAACAGGTGGAAATGGAAATGGTTATATAGATATGAAATCTAATTATACTAATATTAATAATTCAGGATGGATAAAAATAGGTACATTTAAAAAAAATGTTGAATGTACATTTATTGCATGTATAACAGGATCAGATACAAATGATTCAATCGAAATAAATATTCAACATCATGTTAATGCTAAAACAGGAATTAATATTAAAAGTTCAACTGCTCATAATGATACATTTAAATTTACAAAAATATATATTCAAAACTATGATGCTTCAAATACTCTTGAAAGAACTTTATGGATATATGTTATTGCACAACATGAAGAACCATCACCTATATATGGTGGCAAAGGAGGAAGTACAATAATAGGTTATGATTATAACAATCCTGTTTCTTTAACCCAACCTCATAAATTTGAATGTTATTTAACTAAATCTATTTCTACTCCTGAAAGTGAAACTAATTGTACTGTTCCAACAATTGTATATCAAACAACATCACCATCAGGTGGTACAGAATTTTCTATTGAAGATAATACTAATACTAGTATTAATTATAATCATAATATAATTGATGGTAGTATTACAGCAACTAATTTTATTGGAACATGGAATGGAGATTCTATAAGTAATATAACTGATAATTCTATTGATCATCAACATCTATCAGTTGATTGTGTTAAAGCTACTAACTTAAATTCTGATGTAGTTGATGATGCTTCTTTACAACAAGATACTACTACTGGAAAACTTAAAGTTAAAATTGTTAGTAATGGAGGTTTAGAAATAAATAATACTAATGGTATTCAAATCGCTTCTGGTGCTGTTACAAAAGCTAAATTAAATGCTGATGTATATGCAGATGCTGTAATGACAGGTACATTTAGTGTACCAACTAATGACGGAAGTATTACAACAGGTCTAAATGGTGAATTTAGATATAAAATTGGTAGTGGTTTTGAAGGATATCATAATGGTTGGGGAGCTATTGCTGGTAGTGGTGGAAATGGAAATGGTTATATAGATATGAAATCTAATTATACTAATATTAATAATTCAGGATGGATAAAAATAGGTACATTTAAAAAAAATGTTGAATGTA